CCGCCGTAACATTGGCGATAGCGGTACCGGCGGCGATCGTCGCCTCTTCATCTGTCGTGAACTCGGCGCCGTCGCTTCGCCGCTGCAGGAGCGTTCCGGCATCGATGACGGAAGCGTCGGTACCGCTGAAAACCGCCGAGCCATGAGCCTTCGCGCGCGGGCGCCACGCGACACCCCAGAATGCGGCCTGCTCGCGAAGCGCTTCCAGATCGGAAGTCCTCGGATGGATCTGCCGGGAAGCCCAATGGATGAAGGCATAGAGGCCGTAGGCCACGCCTGCCATGACGCGCGCGATCACGCGCAGCATGCGACGCCGAATGCCGGAGCTGGAAGGGAACTCGGCCGCCAGATCGGCTTCGATCCGCGCGACGAGCTGGGTGAGTGTGGGGCGAGGAAAAGCCATGATCTATCCCTGAGCCGCCATCGTTTGCAGCCATTCGACGTCGAAACGGCCACCCTGCCGCCGTTCGATCTGCGCGCGCCAGGCAAGCACACCCGGTGACCGCCATTCGGCGATGACCGTGACAGTGGAAGCGACGCCATCCTCAACCATCCATGCGAGCGACTTGCGCGCCATGTCGACGGCAATGCGCCTTACTTCTTCGGTCTGTTTCGCCCGCGCCAGAAGCCAGAGCTGCGACCCGGTTACGTCGTTCGCGGCCGCCGGAACAACGCTGTCTGCCCACCAGCCGCGTGGATCCTCGCCCGCAAGTCCGAAGCGGGCGAGATCGTCCCGGTTCGCCGGGGCGTCGGTCCAGACGGACATGAGCACTGCGGTCCTCAGGCCATCGTCCGTCTCGAGATCGGCGCCAAAGCCCAGATCGGCCGCGAGACCGTCGCCGGTGGGGATGAGAGCGAGATCGGTCATGGCACCGCCTCGCCGGAGGTGCCGGCGCCATTCTGGACATTGGAGTGACGGTGGCCGGTGAGGTGGATGTTGCCCACCGACACTTGAGTGTCGGAGAGGACAGTGCCGTCGGCGTGGAAATTGCCGTCGACCTGGACGTCGCCTTTGAACGTCGATTGAGCGGCATCGATCGTAACCGAGGGTGTCGTCACGACAACCTGCATCGGCGAGATCAGCTCGATCCGGTCACGGCGAAGATAGATACGCTGCCCCTTGTCGTCGAAGAGGCAGCTTTCGCCTTCCGCGAGATCCTTCGGCCGCCAGCGCGCATCGGCGCTGCCAAGCAGAACTGTACGGCCGCGCGAGCCGAGCAGCGTGCCGAGAAGGCCCGATGCGCCCTTCAGCGGGCGGCTCGTGAAGCCCCAATGCTGGAAATACTGGACATCGTCCATCACCTCGCCGCCGAGACCCTTGACCTGGGCGACCTGAATTTCGCGCTCTGCGTCTGTCAGCGAGACGGTCCCTGTCGACAGCATGAGCCGCATGCTCCGCTTCAGCGGCGCGGTCATTGCCTCGACGATCTTGCGAACGTCACTGGCCGCCATTCTGCCTCTCCTTGACCAATTCGGAGCCGACATAGCGGTGCGTGCCGGTCAGCTCGTCGCCCGCGCCGCCCTTCTTCTGCTTCTCCTCGATCGCCACGAGGTCGTAGGCTTCCGGGCGGCACACACCGAGCGTCGCCAGCTCGCCATACTCGCCATGTTCCAGCCGCGCCGTGACGATCAGCATCTCCGTGTCGACGCGAACCGTCGGCGCGCGGACGGGAATGATGGTGTTCGGGACCCAGAGTTCGCCGGTCGCATTGCGCCAGCCCCGGACGGTGATTTCCGCCTTGCGGGCGCGGCCAGCGCGGATGCTGGCCTCCCACCGCGCGCGCTGTGCGGCCGTCAGGCCGTCGCTCTCTTCGTCCGCGACGATGAGCAGCGGGCGATAGCGCTTCACGAAAGGATCGCGGGCAACGGCCGAAGGGCCCGCCGCCTGTTCCGGCGTCATGCCGTCAAGCTGCGTCTGCTGGCCCTTGACGGTGATTTCGGAGTAGCGCTCGACCATCGAATTGATGCCGGCAATGCGCTTGATGTTCACGCCCTCGACCAACGGTGCCTCGATGCGACGCGCATTGGCACCGGAGCGCATCAACAGCAAGCCGCCCTTGCCGTCGGCGACGGCAAGGAGCGCTCGCGCGTTGCAGATGCGCTCGATCGCTTCGAATACGCTCTCGCCTTCGTTGAGTTTGAAGACGGAGAAGGTCTTCCCGACGTCGACTGACGCCGAGACGGGAATACCGAACGGCGCGCAAAGTGCCGAGACGAGCTGAAGCGCGGTGCGGCCCCGCCATTCGCCAGGTCGATGGACGGCCGAGCAATCGACCAGGTCGCCCGTCGTGTCGCGACCGGCGGCGCGCACTTCATGCAGGCCGTCATCGAGTTCCGGATTATCGTCGTCCAGCCAGCCGGAGATGACGGTCTCGCCGGAGATCGACACCGTACAGGCATCGCCCGCCGCGATCGGCCGCACCTGGGCGGGGTCGAACCACTTCTCGGACAGCCGCAGATCGAACGAATTTGCCAGCGTCTCGATCGAGCGGGTGATGGCAACGTCCTTCCAGCCGCCATATTCGACCCCATCGACGCCGAGCCGGACGATCTCCTGAGATTCAGTCATCGACGAGAACCTCCAGAGGTTCGCCACCGGGAACGAAGCCGGGATGCCGCAGCCCGTTCCGCGCAGCAATTTCGTCGGCGCGGGACGCATCGCCATAGAGGCGGTGGGCGATCACCAGCACCGGCATGGTGACCGGCGGCGTATAGGTGCCGAGGCGCGAAAGCGGTGCGCCACGCTGGGTGATATCGGCGACCATCGCGCCGCGAACGGCCGCCAGTGCCTCATAGGCCACGTCGTCGCCCGCGTCGGCCGCCGCGACGATTTCTTTCTCGAATATTTCCGCAAGTTCGTCGCGGGTCGCCACCGCGTCGTTATAGCTTGTGAAGTCGATATCGGCGGCGGCGCGCGCGGCCGCAATGACGGCACTGCGGCGTACGAGTGAAACGACGGCCTGCTGATTGGCTGCCTGCACGGCGCGCGACGGCGTCGTTTGCGGCACGGCAGGCAGATCGCTCCCGAACTCGGTCAGACGAACGGTCGCCCTGAGCGGCGCCCTGTATGTCCTCGAGGAAGTATCCTCCGACGAGTTGAGAAAGAGCAGTCCGTCGACGGCACCAGTCAGCTTCTGCGCGAGGGTTGCGGGCGCCTGGAGAAGCCGGTCTATCGCGCCTTGCGTCTCCTCGATCAGACCGATGAAGGAGGTGAGTTCACCGCCCGCCGAAATGATGGAACCGGCCACGCCGTTGATCGCAGAGAGTGCTTCACCGACAATCTCCGCCGCCTCGCTCGCAACGAAGTCGGCCGCCGCCAGCACATCGAATACGCCGGCGAAGGAGACACCCAGAGCCTCTTCCGCCCAGCTCGCGACCGAGGCAACACCGAAGCGCGTATCGTCCGCCGCGTCCGGATAGGGGTTGTCGTCCGTGTCGACCAGGGCAAAGCGGAACCAGGCCATGCCACCGTCACGCACCGAATGGGTGACGCTCGCCTCGCCGAGAACCGAGAGCTGCAGTGTGCCGTAATAAGGATGAACCAGCTCGCCGCGACCGCTTTGGAGCAGCGCCGCCTTCAGCGCGTCGCGCTGAGCCATGTAGTCGTTGCCGATGACAAAAGCGTCCAGCTCGTAGACGTCGACGTCCCGGCCGAGGTCTTCGAGATAGGCCTTGTTGCGAAGCGGGTAGCGGTGCAGAACGGTCTTCCGGCCGAAATGCTCGCTCGACTGCATCACGTGAAAGGCGACGCCACGATAGCTCGCCGGCCGCAAGTCGTCGCGCCAGCTCATCGAGCACCACCCATTGCCAGGCCGGAGGTGACCGGCAGGTCGAGGTTCGGGTTTTTGGAGGTGGCCTTGGTCTCCGTGCGGCCGTCGGCTGTCACGTGGATTTCGAGCCGGCCGCCGATCTCGGCCTGCACGGGTCCCGTGCCCGCCGGCGCGACCTTGGGTGCACCGCCTCCTTCGGTGCCAGCGCCCGACAGATAGCTGCCCGCTGTCTGGGCGGCAGTGAGGGCGATGCCAACCGGCGTCCATTTGAGGACGGCGCCGATTTTGTCGACATACGGCTTGATGAACGCCCATCCGTCGAGGAAGGCGGTCTTGAGGCCTTCCCAGAAGTCGCTGAAGAACGCGGAGATGGGCTCCCAATTCTGATAGATGAGATAGGCTCCCGCCGCCAGCGCGGCAATGGCGACGACGACGGCACCGATGGGGTTAGCGGCGAGCACTAGATTGAAAGCCGCCACCACGCCATAACCCGCTCGCAGCGCGGTGACGAAGTTCCCGATGGCGGCGATGGCCGGGCCGAAACTCCATAGAGCGAGTTTCATAAGAGTGCCGCTCGACGCCACGCCCAGCATCGTCATGGCCGCGATGAGGCTCCCAATCGCGGCGAGAAGCGGCCCGAACAGGATCGCGCCGGCGGCGGCGGCGAGGAAGTTGCCCCAGCCGCCGAAGAGATCGACCACCGGCTTCATCCGCGCTTCGATTTCCTCAAGGCGGCGGGGCAGCGTCTGGACCAGACCAGGCACCTGCAACGCCTTCCCCTTCGCACCTAGAAGCTCATAGCCGAAGATCAACCGGTCCACGCTGTCGAAGATGCGAAGGAATGCATCGGCCCAGCTCTGCGCGATACGGTCCAGGCGGCCGTCCTTGCCCATCACCGTCACGCGGTTGAGCACGTCTTCCAGCCGCGCTTTCAGTGCCTCGTAGGGGCCGCGATCCATCACGTCCTTGGTGAAGCGCGTCTTGAGGTCCATGAGGTTCGACCACAGGCCCTCGCCGGTCTTCGACAGCTTCAACATCGCGCCGGCATATTTTTCGTTGAAGATCGCTTCCAGCACCGCCTGGATCTGTTCGCGGCTGTTTTTCTGCGCGACCGCCGTCATCGTCTTGCCGTTCTGGCTGTACTCATAGACGATCTGCGAACCGACCTGCCGTGCCTTGATGCCGAATTCCTTGAGCCGTTCGTTCTCGCCGGTGACGGCATCAGCGATCGCCTCCACCGCTGTGACGAGCTGCTTGCCCATCGCGGCGGAGGTGTCGCCCAGCGTCGCGAGCAGGCCAAGCGTCGGGTCCATGCCATAGGCCCGAAGCTTCACGAACGAATCCATGACTTCGTCCAGCTCGTAGGGCGTCTTCACCGCGAACTCCGACACCCAGTCCATCGCGCGCTTCGCGCCCTCCGCACTGCCTTCCAGCGTTTCGAGGATGGTCTGGAACCGCTCGAATTTCGACGCCGTATCCAGGAACTGCGTTTTGAATGCATAGCCCGCAATGCCCAGCGCCGCGCCGACCCGGATCGCCATCTGCCCCGCACGTCGTGAGACGTTGTCCCAGGCCGTGGCGACGCCATTGATCCGCGTCCGCATCCGTTCGATGCCCGACCCGTTCACCCATGCCGCCATTGTCCGCCCGGCGTTGCGCGAGCGCGACGCGACATTGTCGATCGCATTTCCGACACCGCGTAGCGGCGCCGACGCGCGATCAAATGCCTTGATGATCAGACTAAGGTTTAGCAAAGAGGCGCTCCGCTTGCCGGTACCACACCAGGAGCTGTTGTGGCGTCATGGCATCGAGTTCGGAAGGCTGGAAATGAAAGGCCGCGGCTACTTCGCCGAGGACGTCTTCCCAGCAGTACCCTGAAGCTTCTGCGTAAAAACTTCGATGATCGCTTCGACCTCCGCGAAATCGTCGGGATCCATCGCCTCGATCACGTTTTGCGGCTGGCCGGTAAGCTGCGCGGCGAGCCAGTAGACGGCACTGACGCCACCGAACTTGGTTGCCCGATCTCCCGACGAGGTGACCTCCTTCATGACCGGACGCCGCACCGTCAGCACGGTGATGCGTTCTTCGCGCTCCGCACCGCCCTCCATCTTCACCTTCGCGGTGAACGGATAGTCGAGCGGGATTTCGTAAGGACCGGGGCCTTCCATGACACGCGCGGCCGCGCGGGCCTTCTTCTCGCGCTCCATGATCGCGATAGGGTCTTCGCTGTCGGAATTGCTCATTTCTGCTCTCCTCTTGGAATTGGGCGCACCGGACCTTCCGGTTGCGCATTGCCGACGGTCAGGCGTTCTCGACTGCCGCAGGGCCGACGAGCGCGACGGGGATCTGTCCGCCGTCTTTGGCCGTCACCTTGGGCGGGTTCTCGGAGAACGCGCTGGCGATCACGTATCTCTGGCCGGTGTCGCAAGCGAAGCTCACCGTCACATCCTCCCAGTCGCGCTGGGCGGCGAGGCGTGTGTCCTTGTCCATGGAAAGCTGACATTCAACGCGCGCCGGCACCGGTTCGGCCGCGTGGCCGACGACACCGGCATCGGTGACGATCGGGTTGCGTTTGACGCCGCCGATATCGATCGTGGCGCCCGGCATCGAGAGAAGCTCGACGCCGTCGACGGTGATGGTGGCTCTGCCTACAAAGCGGGGCATGGGTGGCTCCTCAGAGGATGAACTGGATCTGGCCGGCGAAGGTGCGCAGACCGTTGATCACGTTGGCGGGAATGCGAGCATCGAGGCGGTTGCGGTCGCTGATCGACCGCTGGACGATCAGGTTTTCCTTGAGGCCGTCCAGATCCTCGATAAGGCCAGCTTTGAGCCAGAGGATCGCGCGGCCGATGATCTGGTCGTACATGATGTCTGGTGTCATCACGCCCTTGCCGACAGCGCCGTTGTCACCGAGCTTCGAGCGCGGGAAGCGCTGGGCGACCATCGCGCGCAGGTCGAAGCGGATATAGAAGAGCGTCCGCAACGTCTCGCTGTCGAGATAGCTCTCGTCGGGCAAGCCGAAGGCATTCGCGCGGTAATGCGTGATGGCGCGCTGGATGCGGACGACGCCGCCCTCATCTACCTTGGCCACCGCGATGCCGTTATGAAGCGCGATGTTGCGCTTGTCGCTGTTGAACTGGTCCGCCATCGACGGTGCCAGAAGGCCGGGCAATGGGACCGTCTGCAGCGGCTGGGCCGGGTCGACGCGGCACGCGAAAGCGCTGGCGGCGCCGTAAGCCGCCGCCGTTTCCCAGGGCGTGTTGATCATGCCCTGGATGCCGAGCGTCGATGTGAACTCGCTGTTGCGCGTTTCACCGAAGGTCAGGAGCGCGCCGTGGCTCGCCCGCTTGGCTGCATAGGCGAGGCCCTCAATCTGTTTCATCGGCCCGGCGCGCGCCGCCAGTTCCGTCTCCAGCACCAGCCGGTTCGCCTCGTCGTTGAACGGCATGATGAAGGTCTGGAAGGGTGCGTCGCCGATTGCCGTGAAAACGGAAGTGATGTCCGGATTGCCGGTCCCGTTCGCCATCGCCGCAATGGTGACCGTCGCGCCTTCGGGCAGCGCCTCGCCTTCGTAGTAGTTGACGAGCAGCGAGATGGCATTGCCTTCCTCGCCCTTGTGCCGCGCCGTGACGTTCACCTTGGTGGTATCCACGCCGTCGACGGCAGCCGTCACGGGCAGGTCGAGATCGGCATTGATCGCAGCGGCGGCGGAGGTCGCCATCTGGGCGGCGGTAGCGCCGCTCGCGATTCCGAACTTGACCGACCGGCCTCCGATCATAAGCGCACCGGTACCGGCCTTTGTGGATGGCCCGACGAACGTATAGGAACCCGCTGCCTGTACGCCCGCTTCCAGATCGGCAAGCGCGATCGCCCAGCGTTCGGTCGACGTGTCGACCTTGCCGCCCGCCTTCCACATCGCCGCCAGCATCGAGCCGCGCCCGAAAAGCGCCTTCGCCTGGTCGTCAGAATAAAGCCGCGTCGGCGTCAGGGCGGCGGCGGTACCGGCCGCCAACTTTTGACCGATATAGAGGATGCGGTGCGGTTGCGTCGGCAAGCCGATTTGCGCGAAGCGGTTGTCCAGCTCGATATACTGGCCGGGGTCGCGATGGTCCGCCGGGATGGAAAGGAAATCGATCTCGGGCATTGTCAGCTCCTCTTGCGGGTCTGGTCATTGCCGCCGGCCGGCTTGGCCAGCGGCGGCTCCATGGACACCGGCGGCGCGGCCTGCCGGCCCATGAGATAGGTTC